CTTCGTAATCCATCCACAACTTAGTTTTAGAACCTTCTTTTTTAGGCAACTCGAACTGAGCTACATAATCTTTAGCGTTACCAGAGAAATGGTAAGACTTACGTACAGTACCAATCTTAGAACGAACAAGACCTGGAGCAGTCCAGTTAGATGCATTACCACGTGAGAAGTCAATACCCACGTTAGCATACAACATACCCCAAAGAGCACCATCAACTAGATCACCTGCTGCTACGTTTGGAACATCTGGAGATACAATCTTCAAAGTGTATTTCCAACCAGCACCATCAGCTACTGGCTCAGTCATAATACGAGCGAGTGTACCAGACTGAGATACCAAAGTGTAAGGGAAAATGAACCACTTATCAGGGAAAGTAAGGGTAAAAGCAGCACCACCAGTGCCGTTTCCAACACTTGCGATAACTGGACGAACATTAATTTCGTGTGTTTTAACACGGTATTCGTACTCATAACGGTCAATTGAGCGAGTATTACCAACACCTTCTGTCAAGAAAGACAACGGGAATTTTTTCTCCTCACGACCAGCCAAATGAGTAATAATCGGAGAGAGCTCCGCTGGACGTTCCATAAGTGCATTAACCAACGAGTTAGTGTCAGTCATCTGTGCATCATTATAGTAAGTCTTAAGTACTTGCATTAGTGCCATGATCTATATAATTTTAAAAGTTAATTGTTGTCTGAGTTTATTCAAACAGCCTCTTCATATCCAGTTTGTCTGGATCAAATTTTGTCATTTTCTTATCAACCTTTCCGTAGTTCTTAACCCTCTCTTGCTGGTTAATCAACTTCTCTTTAAGGTTTCTAGCACTTTCAGTTTTAGCCTTAGTGCTAATAATATCGTTAAGCTTAAAGCCCTTGAACATCAAATAGTCAACTGCTAGTTTGACTTCAAGTTCGGCATTAGCATAATCTTCATCTCTTTTAGTAGCTCCATTCTTATTAATAGGGGCCGATATGTAATCGAAGAACTTTGCTTTTTCTTTCTCAGGGATACGAATCCCAGCAAATTCTTTACCTTCATCAATAACATTAGCTACATTCTCCCAAAACTCTTGTTGCTGTTGAGCAGTTTGAGCTTGAATTTGCTTTTGCTCTTGTACAAGTCTTTCTCTTTCTTCTCTTTGAACATTAGCTAGTTGCTTTTGAGCAATTGTAGCTTTATCATAGAGCTTACCTGAATCTTCATAATCCTCGAGCATGTCTTTAATAAACTCTTCGTCATGCCCTTTAGTCTTAAAGTATTCAGATACAAAAGCCTTTTGGGTTCTAATATCTCCTTTGTCAATCTCATACTGGCTGTAATCCAGATTAGGATTGTAAGCTTGGAAGAATTTCTCTGAATCTCCACCAGCCATTACAAAGTCAAGATGTTTCTGAACTAGAGGGAATTGTTGGAACAATTCATTGATTTGATCTTCTGCAATGTTCTGAGCAATATCTTTAGTAAACTCTACCAGACCTTCTTCAGTATCTTCGTAGTTGTTTTCGATATCGTACCCCAAAGCTTTTGCAATAGATTCTGCAATTGATGTATCCTCGTCTGACTCTTCATATTCGTTACCGTCTGAATCTTCGTTATCATCTTCATCAGTAGTATCTTCACTGTCATTATCGTCAGAATCGGGAGTATCTGCATCATCATCAGAATCAGCCGTATCCTCTGGTTCATCTTCTAAAGTGTCAAGGTTTTCAGAGGTCTCTTTAGTTTCCTCTGTAGTAGTTAAGCCATCACCAATAAAATCGTCGAAGGTGATGTCTGCAATGTTTAATTTCTGTTCTTTGGTTGCCATATTACAAATATATTAGTAAGTACTTTGGTCGAAAGTATAAATTTATCTTTTATACTTAGCTTTATTATATCGCACTCTGTTCCTTAAACCCCCCTTGAAATAGGTATTTTGCATGGGTTCTATCGGTTGATCTTCTTGCATTTGAGCTGTTGAATCGTAGTACATTTCCCCACTTTGTCCCTTTTTCATGAAAGGATACATGTGATTACCTAGACTTCCAGGGGTATGCATATTAGTATGCATAGGGGGTTGCTGTTCAAGCATTTGAGGGGCTTCTTCTTGCTGAGGTTCTTCTTGAGGAAGAGTAGGCATAGGCATTCCACCTATATTAGGACCACCAGTTTTATAATTAGGATACTTTAAATATCCCTTGTTATTTTCTGTAGGAAATCCTAATGCATTAACTTCTGGGTTTAAGGCATATTGATTAAATTCTTTCCAAGATGTAGGATATCTTTTAGCTTTTAACCATTCTCCAGTTTCGTAATCTATAGATGGTAGATGCCCTGATTCATCTTCTTCATACAATTCTTTTGCTCTGCTAATATTATACCTTTCATCTTTAAACATTGCAGAAGTACCTTTGTAAGGAAATATATCCTCTGGTAATTCTTCTGCAGCCATTATAGGTTTTCTTTTTTCAGGGCCTCCAGTCTGCATTCTAGCAGGAGATTCAATCACTGTTCCTTCGTAAGGACCAGTAGGAAAGTTAGCTATGCCTGGGGGAATAGACTTATAAGACTCTACTAAGTTACCTTGATTGTCAACCTTATCTATATTGATAGGGACTCTCATCCCCTCAGTACTAAAACTCTGCCCAGGTTGAATATTAGGGAAGGCCATAGATTGATTTACGTTCCCAGCTGCATGTGCAGGACGTAATCCTTGTTGCTGTTCTTGTGGAGTTTGAGCTACTTGCATACTAAGTTGTTGCTGTTGTTGCTCTTTAGCATACTCTGATAGAAGATCTTTACCTTGATCATAAGCACTAAAAACCTCTAGGATATTTCCAGGGTATCCTATAGATCTAGCTTTATTAAGTAGTTCTCTTCTAGTTGAGTTATTCATTAGTCTGATTTGCCTTTATATCTAATTCTCTTTCTTTAAGAGCCAGCTGTTGCTGTTTAATTTGGAAATCTTGCATCATCTTCTCAAGATTAGCACTATTCCCTTTCTCACTAGCTTCAGCAGATATAAGAGCCTTTTCTATTTCAAGTTGACGATCCTTCTCTTTCTCAATAAATCCTCTCTCAATCTCTTGCTGTTTCATAGCTAACTCTTGCTGCTTTGTTTCTTGCTCTGCCTGTTGCTGAGCTTGTTGCAATTCCTGAGCTGCTTTTTCAGCTTGAACTACTTTGTCCTTAATCTGAGAGAAGTTCTCACTTTCAAATATACTTATTACAGCAGAAGTTGGCAAGCCATTCTGAATCATAGATTGAGCCAATCCTTCAATCTGACGTTTCTTCTCAATGTCTTTACCAGCATCAGATACAAAGATTCCGTATTCTGACTCCATATGTTTTACTGCCTCTACATCAATCTGATTAAGTGAGCCATCAGGCATTACATACATTGCCTTCTTTCCGTTAAGCCAAGCTTCCTTTGAGTAGTCCAAAAGACCTTGGAGTTCTCTTTGCTCGAAGTGAGAGAACTTTCTAAAGATATCTTCAGTAATGTGCGAAGATTGAACAATGCTCTGCTGAGATGTAGCTTTTCCTTCATAGGTCCCCATTTGGCCCTGTCTCTGCCTAGTCACTCCACTAACTTTCTCCCACTCAATCATTATAGATTCTAGAAGAGTAAGGTATTGAGATATTGTCTTGATAGACATATCCAATACAGACTGATGCTGAGGAGATAACTGAATTCCTTCTTTGTTGTAATCTACCCAAGCAATACCTGTACCCTCTACAAAGTACATGAACTTATCCATGTCCCAATTCTTAGGGATCATGTTAATGTCAAATTGAGCAATGATATCTTTACTACGAGCTATAGCCAGTTCAAGACGGTATTTGTAAATGTTATAGTTAAGCTGGTATGGAATACCTAAGCTTACTAGAGAAACACTCTGAGAGTTAATATCTGAGTATTTTCTTCCATTAATTGGGAGCTTGCACTTAGATGGGTTATCCAGGCTAGCCCTTTGGTTTGGATATGGACGAATGTTAATATAGAATCTACGATCTATTCTAGTACCCTCCCAAACCTCA